GTGATTGCTTTACTACTGATTCCCATTCTTGTTAGCGGCTACATTTTAGTAGTCGCTAATTTATATCATTACTATCAATTGCATCGATACGATGGCCAACTTTTGTATATAAAAGTTGCAGCTCATGGAACAATGAGTGTTGTTTTTGTGATTTTAGCAGCAGTAGTAGTGAAATATTTCTTTCCTAATTTTCACCCAATAGGAATGCTTTCAGATATTCTTAATGTCAAGAAAATAATAAATGGTAATAAAGCTGAAACATGGCTTGCTTTGATTTCATTATCATCAATTATATTTTCTTTAATTTGGGTGGCTTTAGTTTGGTTAAAAAATATGTTTTTTGGTTTCTTTTGTGAAAAGAAACATCATGAAAACATCTTTCATGCTAAGAAACTTAGAGTATTAAGAAAAACAATTTCTAACTCAACTTTGGATAGTATGCTTTTAGATGCATTAGAAAGCAGTCCTAAAGAACCGATTCTAATAACCTTATCTTCACGGAAAGTTTATGTTGGTATAGTTAATGGAATTCAAGAACCAACAGAAAGCGAAGCGCCAAATAGTTATATATCAATTTTCCCTATTATGTCAGGCTATAGAGATAAAGATACTCTTTCCATCACCTTTACGAATTCATATCCATCAGAAGTACTAGTGAGTTCAGCTATTACAATGGACTCCCAAAAAAGGCATAAAGTGAAAAATATGGATATAATATTTCGTGCTGATGAAATTTCTCATCTTTCATGGTTCGATTTTGAACTATTTGAACAAGTCAATGATTCGATGAAGCACGATACCATTGACTTGCGAAGTGAGACTTACTCAGGGGAAACTAGCGAAAATTTTTAGTAATTTCAGGTTTCGCTAAAATTTCAGCATGAGGTACACACACCCAATCGATATGATTTTTAGTATAAATTTTTGTAGATTTGGCGTCGCTGTGTGCCATGCGGCCTTGCGGATCTATTCCCTGCTGATCGAAAAGGTGTGCCGCCAGCGCACGGATTTCGTGGAAGGTTGGTCTTTCTTCCATGGGTACATTGTCAAATAGTCTCAACCGATCACGAATTGCGGAAAACGATCTACTTAAATAATCTGGGGCAACTTGTGTCGGATGTGAAACCTCTTTGCTTCGTTTAACTTGGCGTTCTGGGATCCTGTGAACGACAAACGGACTTGCCACATTATCTCTGCTATCGTCAATTATCCGTTTCAACTCTTCACCAATCGGTATTGCAACGTGTGATGCCTCTTTTTTTTGTACTTTCTGCCTATGGATATATAGTGTCCCATAAATACCGTTTTTTGGCTGTTCTAACCATACGCACCCGCAGATGCCGTCTTTAGGTTCGCGAATTGAGTAACGGATTCGCGATACTTCGAGTCGTGCATGTGTAGTTTGCAATGCTAGATCCATTGCTGTTCTTAACCATGGTGCAGCGGCCTGCCTGATAGCTATAAAATGCTCGAGTGACAGGCGCCGTCTTTTCTTCTCATCAGTCCTACGCATTTTTTTTCTGATGGCCGGGTTATCCAGCATTAGTGATTCATCGACCGCATAAGAGAACAACTTTTTAAGAAAGCTGACCTTTCTGTTCTGCACATTTGCGGATGCGCTGGCATGATATTTGTTGATGTAGGTATTAACGTGTTCAAGTTCGATATCGCATGCCGGAACATTTACGAAAAACGCTTTTACGCGTAGAGCGTCATTTTTCCAGTCATCTAAGGTACTCTGGGAAGGACGTTCGTCTTCGATAATCCGGGTCATTATGTGATCAACATGTTCAGCAAATGGTTTTGCTTCTCCGATAACACCGCCAGATTCTCTAATAAGATTTTCTACTGATGGAGATAATTCTGGTCTCATCCTCAGGTTGTACTCTCTGGCGATTGCAATAGCTATTGCCCTATCCTTACCTATATTTTTCTTCTTTCCGGTAATAAGTGTGAATTTATAAACACCTCGATCTTTATCAAAAATCAGATAATCAGGAAGATGTCTGTATTCTTTTTTACGTGGCCTTGCCGCCATGGTCACCCCTCGTTTATTAACTTGCGAACAGCTTGACTAACCATTGAGTCGACTCCCCATTTTTCTGTTTCGCAGACAAAAACAGAACCGTCCACGATGCGTCCCATGAGTAGACCGTTCTCGACCCAACGTTTTATCGTTCGGTTGTCAGGAATTGAGCCATTAGAGAATTCACGGCGTCCCCATTGGCTCGCTTTCATTAGTTTTGCCATGGCTGTTTCTCCACTTAGCCCGCTGCACTCGGGCAGTAATATCAAATTCCAGTCCTGATAATTAATTTTGTTCTCTGGTTGCTACCTGTTTTATTGGCCTGATGCTGTCCAGGATAAGACGGCGACGCATGTTTGGCGCACCCCAACGGTAACCAGTCTTTTTGTCGTAGGATTCACAACGTCCGGCAACCCAGGACGTTTCAGTGGAATGTAATTTCATCCGCTTTTCACCGTCTCGGGTGAGATAACAATTCCTGTATGAGTTTTTATCACGCTCATTTCTTAGTCTCCGGTGCTTTCGGCATTACTGCCCAGTGAGTGATATTGACGTTTTCAAGGTCCCCGACCTGAAATGTCCACTGCCATTCTCCGGTTTCTTTTTGCCCCCATGTGTACCAGAGAGAACGCCAGCCAATCAGCCAGCCTTCTCCACTAGCATCAAATAACAGAACACTTTCATTTGCTGGTGGCAGTTCAGCTGACACTGGTATTATTTTGTTTTCCAGTGCCGCACATTTAGCTTCAAGCGCGTTGAATTTACGTACCAGGTACTCAGCATTTGTTTCGTTCACTTTCAGATCTCGCGGTACACATTTCCCGCGAAGAAACCCTTCCATTTCGAAAACATTCATGCGCATTTGCGTAACTCCGATAACTCGTTAAAACGTTCCATAAACATCCCGTAGGCCTGGCCCGGTGCCAGTGGAATCACGTTGAACATCTCTGTTGCCGGGATGCCTTCCAGTACAGGCCAGAAAGAGCCATCATCAAGCCCGAGATCGCGGCGTTCGGTTGCCAGCATGATGAGATCGGCATATTTCACAGGCGTGCTCATAACCGGGGTAACCCGTATTTCTCACGGATTACAGCGTCTATTTTTTCTTCCATCCGTTTATAGTCAGGAAGAAGGCGTTTCAGTGGCGCCGGGATGTCCTGGCAATACGCTTCTGTTGCATCATGCATTAACGCTTCAAAAGCAAATTCCTGCGGTACCAGTTGGCTGCAAAGCACCGCATGTTGGGCGACGCTGTAGAAATGTGAAAGATGTCCTGCAAAGCGACAGATATTTGAAAGAGAAACCGCGATATCGTTAATAACGATGTCGTCTTTATTTATCCTGTCATAATAAAAATGCTTCCCGGAAAAAGTTTTAATAAATGACATTTTGTTCTCCACGTATATGCGCTGCACCGCGCTGAATTCTGGTAAAAGGAAGCCCTCACCATCCGGCGATTATTGAGTCAATTACGTTTCCATAAATGCCCCCGCAGGGGCATTTGCAGTAATGAAATCAGGCGGTGAAAGTACCAATAAAGGTTTCTACTTTGCTGTCCTTGAATTTCTCAACAAGCAGATCACGAAATTCGTTAGCCATTTCTTCCTGCACTGCTTCCAGCTGAATAATGCGCAGAACCAGTACAGGACGATCGCCAGTGATAATGCTGAGGCGTAATTTAAACGGACGTTCTTTCAGGCCTTCAAACGGAACGCATTTAAATTCAAATGCCACAGGCATAATATCTTTGGTCTTCGCTTCGACAGACTCCATCAGGGAGCGTTTGCCGCTGAAGTCATTGTCTTCAAAATCAGCGGTCTGGTTTGCTTCAATCGTGATTTTACGGACTGCCGCAGCCGCTTTTGTTGCCTGAATGGCATCACCATTAGCATCAAAGCCCACAAGGTAGTCGGCCCAGTCTTCGATCCATTCTGCCAGTGACTTCTGGGAGTTACGCTCGCCGTTAACAGACAACAGAGCAGAGAACGGTGCTGTCTTTTTCAGTTTGAGAGTGGCAGTGTTATCTGCGTGACCTGGCTCATCAATAGTACCCAGGTTAAGCACACTGACGGCACGCATATTATCGGCATCGATAAAGCAGCGGGTGCCTTCATCTGCAAGATCTTTAGAATAACGGGTAAAGTCATCGATGCTGGCAGTGGAAAGCGCACCACGGAAACGGAAACGATTTAAATTAAATTTTTCCAGATCATGAATGCGGAAATTCTCAGGCAATGCCACAGCATCGGCACCAATCTTACTGATAATTTCATTAACACCCTGAGCAGAAATAAGGGCATGGATTTGATTAATTGCGGTTACGTCTAAGTTCTGAGACATAATAAGTCCTCACTATATAAAGATATTCAGTGATGAGATAAATAATCAGTTTATTAAGAACGATATTAACGACCTGCTGCGCGGAGTTTTCCGTCAGGTTCACCGGCAAGAGTCAGTAATTGTCCCTGGTCTTCCTGCAGAATAGTCAGGCGACCACCGCGATCGACATACATTGGCGTTTCGGTGGTGTCTTCTTCGGAAATTTTCCCGCGGTTAGTCGGGCGAACATATGAGAGTTTGTGTTTGATTTTCACACGGTTCTCATCAAACGGTTCGATTTCCAGATTGAGTGAGACCTTCCCTTTGGTTTTCGTGTTCATCACACCGGAAGCGACTTCACTGAGAACTGCGCCGATTTTGGTTTCAAATACGCCGCCGTCCAGCTCCCCGATAAATGCCTGCACATCAGTACTGCGTTCGCTAGCCATTTTGCTGCTCCTCATCATATCGACCCTGCAAGGCCGATTAGTTTCTCCACAAAACAGAGAAGAACACCTGCGGTGGCAGCCGCCCGGATGGATTGGGTTATGAGCCCGTCGTCCGGTGATGCTCTTCTCTGTTTTGTAAAAAGAGCGGTACCAGCCGGAAGCAAGGGTACAAACTGGTACCGCCAGGACTACACACAGCATAAAGTTGTGGTGCCGGGTGCCTCCCGGTGCCTGGCGAAGGTTGCACACCAGACGGGTGGGTATCCACAGAAGGTCGACTGTCAGCCTCAACCTTAACCCGCGTGCGCTGAGCCGCATTCACCACAACGCTAAGGATTCTCTCTGGTTGAAAATACTTAGCTGTTATGTGCCTGCTTTTAGCCACATCAGGCGAGGTGGACCTGGTTATTCCCCAACAACAAGGATTCGGTTAATCTGGTTATCCCCAACAACGCAAAAGGAAAAGAAATGTCCGGTAATATCTACACGCTGTACAAATCCCACTGTGAAAATGTTGGAAAGTATCGGGGCATTGAAATCAGTGGGGTAGTGTCATCAGTCGAAATAAGCAGAGTGGAATCAAGGGCAACATTACTTACTCTTCTGGACCTTGTCTTACATGAGCACCGGAAGAAATTCGGCACTCCCTATAATCAGTTGAATGGGAAAAAGGCTCTGGTTCACCTTATTCTGATGAAGCATCACTGGATGCCAAAACAGATTAATGAGATGAAATTCGATGAACTTCTTCTTTCAATTCAGGATGAACTCACACTTGATAAAATAAGCGTAACCGCCCAGAAATTTTTAGATTATCGAGACTGGAGATCACAAATTCATCACTTTGATGATTTTGACGAAAATGAATGGGAGCCTAATTTGTCTGCACAATATCTAAAGTAACATCCTGTGATAAAACCGTGATTTCCTGATCCAGTTTTTTTAAGGAGTCTATTGTTTCCTGTCGATAAGACAGCACTTCACGAAGCTGGTTTATAGCTGCCAGCTTCTTTGTCATCCACTCGTAAATTTCCTCATTTGTGTATCCGGGCGCGACGATTTTTGGTTCTTTTTTGTGCATTTCACACCTCCTCAAGTTATCAGTTACTTGTTGATGGGGACCAGATTGTTAAAGAGCTAAGCGCCCGAAAGGGCGTTTTTTGTTGCTAACGAATCATCCTGGACTTCATATGCCTCAGGCGGCTACTTCGTGGGCGTCCTGCCTGTTCTTTGTTTCGTTTGGGTACATTATGTATCTCAAGGGTACATTGTCAAGTATAAAAAAACCTGCCGAAGCAGGTTCATAGACATTGATTAGGCTTTGATTTTGTATCTTCTTGGTTTTCCTGAGAAAATCACTGTACCAATTATAGAGCAATTACCGTTGATCTTAATGTAAGGCTCAGGCCAATTTGGGTTTAACGCTTTGAGATAACGCTGTGTCCCATCTTCTATCAACCTTTTGAAGGTGGTTTCACCTGTATCGTGCATCAATGCAATAACATCGTCACCGTGGCAGGCAGGTACTTCAGGATCGACAAAAATCATGTCTCCCGGGCGGTACTCATCAATCATTGAATCACCTATCACCCGCAAGATATAAGTCATTTCCCCACAGGGTACAGGGCAGGGATACGTTTCTGCTGTGCTCAAATCAACCTCAGAATATCCAACTTCTTTCCATGCTCCGGCCTGTACCCATGATATGACAGGGACTAATGTGATTTGTTTATTAGTGATTGAAACATCAGGTTTTTTTGTGATGTTCGTTGTCTGGTGTTCTTGATCGAGCCATCCGATAGGCAGGTCGAAACATTTTTCGATGTGTCGTGCCATGCTGTCACCGATATTTTTAGTAGCACCATCTCCCATAAACCTGCTGGTCTGGGTTGGCTCGCGATCAATCATAGTGGCAAAGGAAGAATTCCCGCCAACACCATCTCTCAGTTTTCTGGCGTTAGACCGCCGGATGTCATGGATTGTTTTCATAACGAAATTAAAACCCTTGTACCGTTAAGGTACAAGTGTCTTGAAGGTTCATTTCAATCATGTAATATGTACACCGGAGGTACATATTGTATGAAAGCGTATTGGGACTCTTTAACCAAAGAACAGCAGGGCGAGTTGGCCGGAAAAGTTGGCTCAACACCTGGCTACTTACGGCTGGTTTTCAATGGCTATAAAAAAGCCAGTTTTGTGCTGGCTAAAAAACTTGAGCAATGCACGTCAGGTGCAATTACGAAATCTGACTTAAGACCGGATATCTATCCGAAAGATTAGCAGAACACCTTCAATTTTTAACCACAGAACGATGAGGCTAACCGTGGGTAAGCATCACTGGAAAATAGAAAAACAGCCTGAGTGGTACGTGAAAGCTGTCAGAAAAACTATCGCAGCGTTGCCGGGGGGTTACGCTGAAGCAGCTGACTGGCTGGATGTAACAGAGAACGCATTATTTAACCGCCTTCGTGCCGATGGCGATCAGATTTTCCCGCTGGGATGGGCAATGATTTTGCAACGTGCTGGTGGAACTCACTTCATTGCTGACGCTGTGGCGCAGTCTGCAAATGGCGTCTTTGTGTCTCTTCCTGATGTCGAGGATGTGGACAACGCCGATATCAACCAACGCCTGCTGGAGGTCATTGAACAGATCGGCAGTTATTCAAAACAGATTCGTTCAGCAATTGAAGACGGTGTAGTGGAACCGCATGAGAAGACAGCAATTAACGACGAGCTGTACCTCTCAATTTCGAAGCTGCAGGAGCATGCAGCACTGGTCTACAAAATTTTTAGTNCATTCNAGAGAAGTAATGACGCCCGCGAGTGTGCAGCTCCGGGCGCCGTGGCGTGTCGTGACTGTGGAGAAACTAACGCATGAACAGTTTAACAACACACTACCGTCGCTCGCAACTGATTGCGCTTCCTGTACCGGGTGGAAAAGCGAAGGTGGAGTATTGCTATGCAGTAAATGTACCAGGTGGCAGGGTAATTGTAACCCACAGCTTTGCAGAGTGGGCTGTGGGTGATTTTAACCGGCAAAAGGAGACAGTCCTTTGCGACAAGTTAACCGCTGGTTCAAAGATCACTACGGAGTACCCGTCAGAGTCATTCGTTGGGAGCCGGAAACACAACGGGTTATCTACCTCCGCGAAGGCTATGAGCATGAATGCTTCAGTCCGCTCGAACAGTTTCGTCGTAAATTCAGGGAAATAGAGGTCGGTCATGAGCACTAAATTAACCGGCTATGTATGGGATGGTTGCGCTGCATCAGGCATGAAGTTATCCAGCGTGGCAATTATGGCACGCCTGGCTGATTTCAGTAATGACGAAGGTGTGTGCTGGCCATCAATTGAAACCATTGCCCGTCAGATTGGCGCGGGGATGAGTACCGTCAGAACGGCTATCGCACGGCTGGAAGCAGAAGGCTGGTTAACGCGTAAGGCGCGTCGCCAGGGTAGAGACAACAAAAGGAGCCTGGGATGTACAGCAGACTGTTAATCATCTACCTGATGACGATGTTGACCGTGAGTTGCGCGAAAACTTTACCCGCAAAACCTGAAGTAACGGACACGGCCTGTGACTGGGTAAGAATCATCTACCTCACAGGTCAGGACATTGAAGTGCTGGATAAGCTTACGAAGCGGGATATTCTGGCACATAACAAAGCAGTACAGCGCAACTGTATTAGCCAGTTATGAGGCAAACGAGATTGCGGGCAATTATCGCCCGCAATAAAGTTATCAATTATCTCCTTTAAAGGAGTCGTATTCACCCCAATCAGCAAACCCAATCGGTCTTTTAGGGGTCTCTAAGCATAAGCGTTTTTTTCGGATTAGCAGGACATTTATTTGAGATACATGCTGAACAAGTTCTACAGGACTGCCATCCTCCAGAGTACCAATGAAAGAAATTAATGATGGATTCCAGTAGCTTATGTCTGTGAAATGAAATTCAATGTTTTTACCAAAGCTAGCTAGTTGTCCTCCTACCTCATACTCTTCTTCGTAAGCGACTCGTCAGAACCGTATTGATATTTACTGAGAGCTCAGATCAACTTTCCAGGGCAACAGATCGCGTACCCGGTTTGCCGGCCAGTCCTGGATATGTTCAATGACGTAACGCAGCCACTTTTCTGGCTCCACATTGTTCAGACGGCATGTGCCGATCAGCGAGTACAACACCGCCGCATGTTCACCACCGCTGTCGGAACCCGCGAACATCCAGTTTTTCCGGCCTACGGCCACTCCCCGTAAGGCGTTCTCTGCGATGTTGTTGTCGATTTCCACCCAGCCATTACTGCAGTACACGTTCAGTGCATCCCACTGTTTCAGCAGGTATGCGAACGCTTTTGCCGTATCTGAGTGACGCGACAGTGTTTTCATCTGTTGCTGTATCCAGTCATACAGTGACTGCATCAGTGGCGCGGCTCTGGCTTTTCTTGCCGCCAGACGCTGTTCTGCTGAACAGCCCCGGACCTCTGCCTCGATGGCATACAGTTCACCGATACGCTGCAGGGCTTCCGTGGTGATGTCGGTGGGCGCTCTTGCATGCACATCGTGGATTTTTCTCCGGGCATGAGCCATACACGCGGCTTCCGTTATTCTGCCGGATTCGTATAACGCCCGGTAACCACCGTAAGCATCGGCCTGAAGCACACCGCTGTAACCGGCCAGGTGATTTTGTGGATGGATACCTTTCCGGTCCGGACTGTACGCGAACCAGACCGCCGGGGGCATCTGTGAACCGGCGTTACGGTCATCACGGACGTAGACCCACAGCCGGGCTGTCCGGGTTTTACCGCTGCCCGGCTCCTGGACCGGGACGGGGATATCATCAGCATGGACTTTACCGGGCATCAGCACATACTGGCGCAGGACGTCATACAGCGGCTCCAGCAGTTCAGCAACAGCACCTGTCCAGCGCCCCAGTGTGGCACGGCTCAGCTCCACTCCCTGACGACGGTATATTTCTGACTGGCGGTATAACGGCAGATGGTCTGCATATTTCCCGGTGACAACATGGGCCAGAAGCCCCGCTCCGGCATAACTGCGTGCAATGGGTTTTGAAGGTACTGGTGCCTGCACGATATGGTCGCACCGGCAACAGGCCTGTTTCGGACGTTGTGTTTCGATAACCTTAAAGGCGCTGCTGATAAGCTCCAGTTGCTCTGACACATCACATCCCAGAGAACTGAGTTCACCACCACAGGCAGGACAGCATTCCTCTTCCGGCCGGATAACCCGGGTTTCACGGGGAAGTGAGGCCGGTAACGGTTTACGGGCTGAAGACTGGCGCAGGGCGGATGGCAGTACCGGGTCATATTGCTCACCCAGCGTTTCCGCCATTTCTTCCTGAAGTGCGCTGATTCGCTCCTGTGCTTCCTGTATCTGCCGTTCGGTTTTTGCACGAAGTTTTTCTGAGCTTTTACCGAACTGCATGCGCTGCAGTTTCGCAACCAGCGCCTTCAGCCGGTTGATTTCGGAAGCATAAGCCGCCACCCGCTGTGAGAGCAGGCGGTTGTATTCAGCCATCTGGCGGATGGTGTCCTGTTGCGTCTGCAACAGTGCCCGCAGGCGGGCGTTCTCATGAGCAAGTGAGGTGTCCATATCCTCACTTTACAACGGGTTATATGCGGATTCCAGCGCGTTCCGTTCGTTTCGGGTGCTTCCAGTTGATACCTTCAAGAAGCATGGATAACTGAGCCGGAGTAAGGTGCACCTTGCCGTCACGGGTGACTGGCCAGACGAAGCGGCCCCGCTCCAGGCGTTTGGTGAAGAGGCACAGTCCGTCACTGTCAGCCCACAACACTTTTATCTGGTCACCCCGGCGTCCGCGGAAGATGAACAGGTGTCCGGAGAACGGGTCATCCTTCAGGACGTTCTGAACTTTTGATGCCAGGCCGTTAAAGCCATTTCGCATATCGGTGATACCTGCAACCAGCCAGATACGCGAACCTGCAGGGAGAGATATCATCAGTGGCTGCTCCCTTTTATTTCGCGGATAAGTGTCTGTAATAACGCCGGCGTCAGTTTACCTTTAAGCCTGAGAGTTCCGGCCGGCAGAACCAGCTCACAACACAGACTGTCGGACGGTGTATTTATCTGCTCTGGTTCCTGTGCGGGGGCCGGGATTTTATTATCCGGCTCCGGCGTTAACGTCACGGGAAGCAGTGCCGGCATATTTTTTCCGGAAGGCAGCAGGCCACCTTTCCGGTATTGATGGCGCCAGTTGAAGAGCAGGTTATCGTTGATTCCGTTTTCCCGGGCGATCTGCGCCACACAGGCTCCGGGCTGCAGTGACTGCTCCACTAAGGCGATTTTAAACTCATAAGGGAAGTTGGGCCGCCGGGGACGTTTTTTTACCACGGGGGCTTCGGATATAACGGTGCTTTCAGGACGTACGACTGGTACCGTGGAAAATTGTCCGTAAAGGCAGGCATCAAGTTCCTGCTCCGACATGCCTGCGGGCAAAGGCCACGAAAGGCCAGCTCTCCGAAAGCGCACGAACATACTACAAACTGTTGATTTTGGTACACCCAGGCGACGCCCGGCCACAACCCGGGGTAAATGTTCTTCAAAGTGAAGACGTAAAGCTTCAGTGATCCAGGTCCGGTGTTTCATACGATAGTGTCCATTAAAAATGATGGACATTATTTTTGTAGAGCCGGAGGAAACAGACCAGACGGTTTAAATGAGCCGGTTACTCTTCTTCAAGTTCACGGTGAAAATCATTTATCCAGCATATAAGGCGTCTATGAAATTCATTTGCAAGATTGTAGTCCTTTGGAACATATGGCTGTGAGTATTTGAGGAAATCATTCATGTAGTTATTTGTCATCAGGGCGTCCTTTACGAGCATAACCATTGTTACTTAACGGATTGAAACGCTATTAAATAACATGGTTTCTATCATAATTTCTATCCGGAGTTTTCCATATGCCGCCACGAATCCCAAAAGCCTGCCGTGTTCGCGGCTGTCGTTCTACCACTACAGATCCGTCAGGCTACTGCGAAAATCATAAAGGTGAGGGCTGGAAATCCTACAAGCCAGGTCAATCACGGCAGCAGCGCGGATATGGAACAAAGTGGGAAGTCATCCGGGAGCGGATACTAAAGCGCGACAAAGGGTTATGTCAGAACCATCTTCGGCAGGGAGTTGTGAAGCAAGCGTCCTGCGTGGATCACCTCAAGGCGAAGGCTCACGGCGGCACTGATGAAGACAGCAACCTTGAGAGTCTGTGCTGGTCGTGTCACGCAGTGAAGACCGCGCGTGAGCGGTTCAGGTGAGAATTGATGTCATCATCAGCCAGGGGAGGGGGAGGTCGAATCTTTGCAACCGCGCGCCTTCCGGACTGCTCGCCCCATCGTTTTTTTATACCCGCGAAAAATGAAATTTAACCAGGAGTGCCGCATATGGCTGGAACGGCGGGGCGTTCCGGGCGTCGCCCCAAGCCAACGGCGCGCAAGGCGCTGGCCGGAAACCCCGGCAAGCGAGCCCTGAATAAAGATGAACCTGTTTTTACGCCCATCAAAGGTGTTGAGCCACCGGAGTGGTTCGCTGAAGAAGATCTCCCTCTCGCCACGATCATGTGGCAACTGACAACTAAAGAACTCTGCGGTCAGGGCCTGCTGTGCGTGACTGACCTCGCAGTGCTTGAGCGGTGGTGTGTGGCCTATGAGTTCTGGCGACGTGCCGTGAAAAATATTGCCAGACAGGGCAACACCATCACCGGTGCAATGGGCGGTATGGTCAAAAATCCGGAGCTGACCGCCAAAAAAGAACAGGAGTCCGAGATGAGCAGTACGGGGGCAATGCTCGGACTCGACCCCAGCAGCCGCCAGCGTCTAATTGGCCTGGCGGGGAAGAAGAAAGCCACTAACCCGTTTCTGAAAATCATCGAATCATGAGCCGGAAATCTTACCCCAACGTAAATGCTGCCAATCAGTATGCCCGTGATGTCGTGCGCGGAAAGATTGTGGCCTGCCAGTTTGTGATTCAGGCCTGCCAGCGGCATCTTGATGACCTGATGGCGGAAAAAAGTAAGTCGTTTCGTTACCGCTTCGACAAGGACCTGGCTGAACGGGCCGCTAAATTTATTCAGCTGTTGCCGCACACCAAGGGTGAGTGGGCATTTAAGAGGATGCCCATCACGCTGGAGCTGTGGCAGCTCTTTGTGATCTGCTGCGCGTTTGGCTGGGTCAATAAAGGCTCCCGGCTGCGCCGCTTCCGTGAGGTGTATACCGAAATCCCCCGTAAGAACGGCAAATCGGCAATCTCTGCCGGTGTCGCCCTGTATTGTTTTGCCTGTGATAACGAGTTCGGCGCGGAAGTGTATTCCGGTGCCACGACGGAGAAACAGGCATGGGAAGTCTTTCGTCCGGCAAGACTGATGTGTAAACGCACACCCATGCTAACGGAAGCGTTCGGGATTGAGGTTAACGCCTCAAACATGAACCGTCCGGAGGATGGTGCGCGTTTTGAACCGCTGATCGGTAACCCCGGTGATGGTTCATCACCCCACTGTGCGGTGGTGGATGAATATCACGAGCACGCCACCGATGCGCTTTACACCACGATGCTTACCGGGATGGGGGCGCGACGTCAGCCACTGATGTGGGCCATTACTACTGCCGGGTACAACATTGAGGGGCCGTGCTACGACAAGCGGCGGGAAGTTATCGAGATGCTCAACGGGTCGGTACCTGGCCTGCGGTACAGAATGACCGTTACGGCTCCCGACTGTGGCTGCTTCAGCGCAGCAAACTGACCAATCAGCTGGTGCAGACGGTAAGGGGGTATATCCGCGAATGCCTGCAATGGATGATTGATGACGGCGTGGTGTCCCGTATTGATCTGGATATCCGCCGCACCGGGATTAATGAACTGGGTAACAGTATCACTCTCTGGCGTCGTGACGGACCGGTAATGATTTCTTTTGATGATCTGTGGAGTGCGATAACGCATGGCGGACAGTGAATTTCAGCGCCCGACGCTGGCAGAAAATATCAGTATGCTCCGTAACGATTTATTCGCCAGGCTGGACGTCAGCGACACGCTCCGGCGCATGGATGAAGACGTGCGGGCAAAGGTGTATGCGGCGGCGCTGCATACGGTTTACGGTTACATCGATTATCTGGCAATGAACATGCTGCCTGACCTGTGCGATGAGTCCTGGCTGGCGCGACATGCTGCGATGAAACGGTGTCCGCGCAAGGGAGCCACGGCTGCCAGTGGGTATATGCGCTGGGAAGGTGTCAGCGATGGCCTGAAGGTGACCGCCGGGAGTGTTATTCAGCGCGATGACCTGGTGCAGTACACGACAACTGACGATGCAACCAGCTCCGGTGGTGTCCTGCGCGTGCCGATCGCCTGCTCAAGTGCAGGTGCGGTCGGTAACGCTGACGACGGTACGGCATTAATCCTGGTCACGCCGGTGAATGGTCTGCCGTCTTCCGGTGTGGCTGACACCCTGACAGGCGGATTTGATACTGAAGAGCTGGAAACGTGGCGCGCCCGCGTCATTGAGCGGTATTACTGGACGCCGCAGGGCGGGGCTGACGGGGACTATGTTGTCTGGGCTAAAGAAGTGCCCGGCATTACCCGCGCATGGACATACCGACACTGGATGGGAACGGGGACTGTCGGTGTGATGATTGCCAGCAGCGACCTGATTAACCCCATTCCGGAAGAATCAACGGAAACGGCGGCAAGACAACACATTGAGCCACTGGCCCCGGTGGCAGGCTCTGATTTGTATGTATTCAGGCCGGTGGCGCACAAAGTGGATTTTCATATCCGCGTGACTCCGGACACACCGGAAATACGGGATGCCATCACCGCGGAGTTGCGTTCATTCCTGCTGCGTGATGGTTATCCGCAGGGAGAGCTGAAGGTATCGCGTATCAGTGAAGCGATTTCCGGTGCGAACGGGGAATACAGCCATCAGTTGCTTGCTCCGGCGGACAATATCTCCATTGCAAAAAATGAACTGGCGGTTCTGGGGACGATTTCATGGACGTGACAAACGATGATTACATCCGTCTGTTGTCGGCACTGTTGCCCCCTGGTCCGGCGTGGTCAGCCAGCGATCCGGCGATTGCCGGTGCGGCACCGTCATTAACCCGTGCTCATCAGCGTGCGGATGCCCTGATGCGGGAGCTGGATCCGCGCACCACCACCGAACTGATAAACCGCTGGGAGCGTCTGTGCGGCCTGCCGGATGAATGTATTCCGGCAGGGACGCAGACCCTTCGCCAGCGTCAGCAACGGCTGGATGCGAAGGTTAACCTGGCGGGCGGCATCAATGAGGATTTTTACCTTGCGCAGCTTGCTGCCCTGGGCAGACCAGATGCCACCATCACGCGATACGACAAAAGCACGTTCACCTGCTCATCGGCCTGTACTGACGCGGTGAATGCGCCGGAATGGCGGTATTACTGGCAGGTCAATATGCCAGCTGCCACCAACACCACCTGGATGACATGTGGCGATCCCTGCGATTCCGCACTGCGTATCTGGGGGGACACCGTTATCGAGTGCGTGCTTAACAAACTCTGCCCGTCGCATACCTACGTAATTTTTAAATATCCGGAGTAATCCATGCATCGTATAGACACGAAAACCGCGCAAAAGGATAAGTTCGGCGCGGGTAAGAACGGTTTTACCCGTGGTAACCCCCAGACAGGCACGCCTGCCACCGATCTGGATGATGACTACTTTGACATGTTGCAGGAAGAGCTCTGCAGCGTGGTGGAGGCATCCGGTGCCAGCCTGGAGAAGGGGCGGCATGACCAGCTGCTTACCGCGCTTCGTGCGCTGCTGTTAAGTCGCAAAAATCCGTTTGGCGATATCAAATCGGACGGCACGGTGAAAACGGCTCTTCAAAACCTTGGTTTGGGAGATACAAGCGGATACGTGGGACGCCGGCTGAGTACCTGGGCTTTCGCGTCATCAGGTACGTATACCCCATCACTAGAAACAAAACGGATCAGGGTCACAATAACGGGCGGCGGTGGCGGAGGGGGGGGCTGCCAGGCTATATCCAGTAACGAAACGTTTTTCGGTGCTGGCGGTGGGGCCGGAGGGACAGTAATCACCATACTGACCCCGACACAGAATAGTTATCCTGTCACTATCGGCGCAGGTGGGGCCGGCGGCGTTGGTGCGACGAACGGCCTCAAGGGCGGTGATAGCTCGTTCGGATCGGTAATAGCCCCTGGTGGTGAAGGCGGCGGAAAATCAGGAGTCACAAACACAAACGGCGGTAACGGAGGCGTACCGAATATTGGCGATATCCGCATCACTGGTGGAGATGGAGGCGACGGTCAGTCCGGGAATATCGGCGTCAGCGGTGAAGGCGGTGCATCGTACTGGGGAGGCGGTGGACGCGCAGGCTCTGGCGGTGGCGTTAGAGGCAGGGCATTTGGTTCAGGCGGAGGTGGTGCATACGATGCAGGTTATAGCGGAACCAGTATGACGGGCGGGAAAGGTGCTGCTGGGGTTTGTATTATCGAGGAGTTTGCATAATGAATGCGTCATATGCAGTTATTGAAAATGGGATGGTTGTGAATGTCATTGTCTGGGATGGCGAGGATGAATTCACTGTGCCGGATAATCTGCAGCTCATTAATATTTCTGATATCAGTGAGCAGCCCGGAATCGGCTGGGCGTATTCAGACGGGATATTTACTGCGCCGCTCCCTCCGGAACGTTCTCATGATGAACTGGTAGCTGACGCTGAACAGAAAAAACAGTCGCTGATAGACGCAGCAATGGCCAATATCAGCGTGATTCAGTTAAAGCTGCAGGCCGGGCGCAAACTGACGCAAGAAGAAACTACCAGACTTAACGTTGTGCTGGATTACATTGACGCGGTGACAGCAACTGATACCAGCACCGCGCCAGATGTCATCTGGCCTGAACTGCCGGAGGCGTAGGCCATTCAATATCTGGCGCACTGGAAGTATCGACCAGCTCCAGTGCGTCCAGATAATCCAGCCACAAATTATATTGCGCCAGTTCCTCACCTTTCAGACGACCAATAGCCGCTTTACCAGCCCATTGTTTACTGTTCATATAATCGTTGGCCTGATTAATCAATTGCTGCTTTTCCAGTTCGGCTGCAGCAATCTGTTCCTCATGTGTTGGTGGTGGAATTTCAGACCATGCAGGAAAACCATTTTCTCCAGCGATACGGATTTTTCCTTTCGGCGGTAATCCGGAAAACTCAATATACGCTTGCTCATCAACTTCAACAGCATCATCTGGCCATGAGTCAGCTTGAGTGTAATCCTCTTTCATTTCCAGTGGATAGAAAGAGTTTGTAGTCGCGGAATATATGTAATTCATTTTTCACTCCATATAGCTAAATTAACAGCCTAACGCTAAAAATGAAGCGCCGAGACCTGGAGTACTGGCTCTGGATATAAATTTAACCGGGTCGGAACTAAAAGCTGCGCAGGCAATATAACCAACAGACCCGCTATCTGGTGTGTAGTCTTGTGAGACCAAAACACGCAGACATCGGTTTGGAAATGCAATCGGAAAATGGGTTACCACATCCTGTGCAATGCCTGGTGCGCCGATTGAGCCCCACTGAAGAATAAAACCAGATGGTAATTTTTGATATCCAGTACCTGAAACAGAAAGCGTGAAGCTACCCATATCAGGTATCTGATTCGTCCCTGTCCCCACATTCCTTTTTGCCGCTTCTCCCAAACCAACGTTTATGAAAATGCAGAAATAACAAGCAAATGGCATCATTCCTGCTTTTGTCAGGGAGATCTATCATGCTTATTGGTTATGTACGCGTATCAACAAATGACCAGAATACCGATCTACAACGCAATGCGCTGAACTGTGCAGGGTGTGAGCTGATTTTTGAAGACAAGATAAGCGGTACAAAGTCCGAGACCTAGGGCTGACACTGCTGTTCTTGATGCAAATTAAAGGATTTAATAGTGAGTAGCGGCCTTACTAATGTAAGGCCGCTATAATCATTTTATTAATTGCATTAATCGTGTTTTGGCCATACTTTCAATGCAATTTCCCCCAACTTTTTACCCCGCTCCAGGATTTCATCCTCATCCCATTTATCCTTAACTATAAGTGGAATGTTCAGTCGTAGATTGGTGTGGACGATGAGAGCATCACGTTTTTTCAGAAATACAGCATTCTGAACAGAACGGTTTACGCTAAGGTTAAGCAAAGTTAGATTTCCCAACGTAGCTATCGCTTGTTGCCGTTTCCTTACCAGTAGCTGTTCAGGGGTAAGATCGGTTCCAGACAGAACAATTTGGTTCAATACCGTAGCATCTGAATTTGTCACCATATGACCATTTTCGAGAGGCCAACAGGAAAACCAACTTTGAGGCATAAGATGATCGATATCGAGATTGGAAAGATTTGGACCATCAGGCTTCTCTGTCTTCACTTGGCGACAAAGTTCTCTTTCAAGTTCCGTTAACATTGAGCGCATTTTCGGTGCGTCGAGCCTGCCAGGATAAAGTGGAGCATTGATGCAAGCATTGAGAAATTCTGAGTCACCAGGCCAACGTGAGGCTTCGCCATTTAAGCTATTGAGGATATTACGTAACTCAACACTGGAAATTTCCGTTTTAGACAAGTGCCGCAATACATTCATAAATACATTGTTGTAATTCTTTGGCGTCAGGCCACATACGGCTCTTCGTACTACGTAGGAGACAAGATCATTATACATGGCTGCTTTCTCATCATCAGCGATGTTAGCTATCGAAATGAACAAAGCAAGCGGATAAAGTGTCGTCACATCATAGTCTGCGATGCGATATCCAAAGTGTGAGATGGGGGTTGTGCCAAAACCATCAACCAATTCTTTATATTGTGATGCATATTGTTTGAGGCGCTTTACTTGCAGATCTGCTCGTTGTGAAGACAAGTCCTTACTTACATAATCACGATACTCATTGTAAAGGCGAGACAGATCAATTTCACGCTGCCTTTCTGATTGCAATGTCGCATGTACTAGCCACTCCATGCGTGGTTTATTAATACGTCCACGGCGTTGCTTTTCCGACCAGTATTTATCTTCAAAGCTCTTCCACTCATTTTCATATAATTCAATAGCATTAATATTTTCATGCTCAGCGCACATAAAGATATAGTTGCGAATAAGATCCGTGGCATGAAGTTCCGCCCCTCGCCCATTTAATGTTTCAAAAATTATTTGGGCATCATCTTCAGCTTCGAGAAATATGCTTACCAGTTTCAGATCTGTTAAGACAGCCTCAATTAGAGCTACAGCATTTTCTTGTGGTGAGTGGTTTTCTATTTTAATCCATTTTATAAAGGCTTCAGTAAAAAAACATAATGCTTCTAGTGATGGCGGGTGATTAAAATGCTTACGCAACGTACCATGCTGCGTGAAACTATCAGAGAATACGTCCCGGAGATCGTCAATATTTTCAACATTAAAACTTTGAATAAAATGAGTTTGATCCCGAAAAGTTGGCCATAGTTTGAAGCGTTCTACTTCTTTATTTCGCATTGTGTCTTCGTTTGAGTTTTTCAGGCAAGGCGAAATGAGAGCCTCTAAGCTGAAAAGATCCGTAGCACGTAATGCTAATCGGATGGATGCCAGAACATATTGAAGAGTGGTCAATCGTTGCTGACCATCAATAATATGTATGGAATCTACACCTAATAATCCTTTTTTTGATTGAGGTTCCAGTACAACCGCACCAAGGAAATGGGGAGTTGGTTTTGTACCCGAGAGCCGGGATTGTGCTTTCTCTAGGATATCCTCCAGTAGAGCTGACCATTGGTCTTGCTGAGTCCATACATAGGCACGTTGATAGAATGGAACACAGTATTGTCGGCGGTCTTGAAAAAGTTGTTGGACAGTTAGCGTCTCGGATTTCATGGTATACCTGTAAGCGACATTGTACAAAAGTGAGGAGTTAATCTGATTTAGAACAATCATTTTATTTTGCTATGATACAACGTATTTGTTACCGGTTAAGCAAAAAACGCGTCTGAACGCTGACGTTTTAGGGCTTTACTGGTTATTCTTTCTTATCTCTTCATCATTGGATTTGCCCCTATATTTCCAGACATCTGTTATCACTTAACCCATTACAAGCCCGCTGCCGCAGATATTCCCGTGGCGAGCGATAACCCAGCGCACTATGCGGATGCCATTCGTTATAATGCTCGAACGCCTCTGCAAGGTTCTTTGCTGCCGTTAACCCGTCTGGTTTGGGCATGATACTGATGTAGTCACGCTTTATCGTTTTCACGAAGCTCTCTGCTATTCCGTTACTCTCCGGACTCCGCACCGCCGTGTTCTTCGGTTCAAGTCCCAACATCCGGGCGAACTGGCGTGTTTCATTAGCCCGGTAGCATGAACCATTATCCGTCAGCCACTCCACTGGAGACGACGGAAGATCGTTGCCGAAGCGGCGTTCCACCGCTCCCAGCATGACGTCCTGTACTGTTTCACTGTTGAAGCCGCCGGTAGTGACCGCCCAGTGCAGTGCCTCACGATCACAGCAGTCCAGCGCGAACGTGACACGCAGTCTCTCTCCGTTATCACAGCAGAACTCGAACCCGTCAGAGCACCATCGCTGATTGCTTTCTTTCACGGCCACTCTGCCTGTATGTGCCCGTTTCGATGGCGGTACAGCAGGTTTTCGCTCAAGCAACAGCGCATTCTGGCGCATGATCCGGTAAACACGTTTGGCATTGATCGCAGGCATACCATCAAGTTCTGCCTGTCTGCGAAGCAGCGCCCATACCCGACGATAACCATACGTGGGCAGCTCTCCGATAACATGGTGTATACGGAGAAGCACATCCGTATCATCAGTGTGACGACTGCGGCGGCCATCCATCCAGTCATCGGTTCGTCTGAGAATGACGTGCAACTGCGCACGCGACACCCGGAGACAACGGCTGACTAAGCTTACTCCCCATCCCCGGGCAATAAGGGCGCGTGCGCTATCCACTTTTTTGCCCGTCCATATTCAACGGCTTCTTTGAGGAGTTCATTTTCCATCGTTTTCTTGCCGAGCAGGCGCTGGAGTTCTTTAATCTGCTTCATGGCGGCAGCAAGTTCAGAGGCAGGAACAACCTGTTCTCCGGCGGCGACAGCAGTAAGACTTCCTTCCTGGTATTGCTTACGCCAGAGAAATAACTGGCTGGCTGCTACACCATGTTGCCGGGCAACGAGGGAGACCGTCATCCCCGGTTCAAAGCTCTGCTGAACAATTGCGATCTTTTCCTGTGTGGTACGCCGTCTGCGTTTCTCCGGCCCTAAGACATCAATCAT